GCCTTTCCCTTGGACCATCACACAGTGTCTCTTATGAGGATAATGTAGATACTCTCCTTTCTAGGTGTTAATACCCTAGGAGGTAGAAGTGTCTCCATTATTTCCCGAGCCCGCTACTTTACGTAGCCGAAGTCTTAGGTGTGTGGGGGTCGCGTCATATGCCTGGAATACTGAAATCTTCCGATTTCAGCACGTCCAGTATTGACTTGACGACCATGCTCTGAGCTAGGTTAATGGAGTGCGAGGCTCGCATTGAGAACACCCCCTTTGATACGTGGTACTTACTTAATCCGGATTCTAAATAGAATTCGGTTAAGTCTGCCTGAGGATCAAGAGCGGTGCATATTAACGGCATCGCTCCATCTATCAGGTAGTTCAGTACCACTACCATTGGGTGGAACTCTCTCAGTGAAGCTCGGTATTCTTGACCAGACAAGCTCGGGAAGAACCTAGTAAAGTCTTCGTCGAGTCTTTTGGAAACGACGAAAACATCTACTTGGAACTTCTCAAGGTCCCGTTTCACAAGTTGACCTTTTGCCTCAACGACGACCGCTTTCGCGAATCGTCGAAGAGTATCCGGGCATGTATGCCACGGATATTGCATTAGGTCTAGGTGGCCAGGGAACCACTCGGAGATGACTTTCATCACCTCTGAGTAATCCTTCACCATCTTGGCTTGCGCCAGCGAGTGAAACACCATATATAGCTTTATCGCCCGATCGCTCTGACGCGGTCGTCCGTATATAGCATATATGGCTCGGACCAGGTCCGGGTGCCTGCTGGTCTCGAGGCTCCATCCATGGTGCTGTTGCGTCTGAAGGAAGTTCTGGAGGAGAGAATATCTCTTCCATACGTTCTTCAGACCGGAGATCGCGAACCCTGTTACCTCCTCTCCGGCATGAATCCATCTCTTGGCGAATTCGTACGTGTCTTCCGACACATGCGTTTTCGCTTCAGAAACGGGCATGTCGAGAGTTTGTAGCAGAGCTCGGTACTCCGTTGCAACGGCTGCATTGGCGATGACAAGATCATCTCCTAGCAAGGCGTAGGCCCAAAAGTGCGGTTTACCCGCTCTTAAGGCTGCAACCTGAACTAGGACATGATGCGTCAGCGCCATTGCACACCATGACGAATATGCGCCCATGGGCTGTCCGCAACCGTATTTCACGGGAACGGGCGACCCCTGGACCGCAAATTCGTGGCCAACCAAGAGACGAGCCCATGCAGCAGCACGGTCTTCTCCAATCACCAGACCAATTACTCTTAGCTGTAACGCTAAGGGCATACGGTCCGTGGCATTAGAGAGATCGATGCTGAAGTACGGGCCAAAGGAGGGAAGGCACGAGCGAAAGTGGTTCTGATTAAAGGTACAGTCGCTCCGAATCTTACGTAATACCCCGTTAAGGGCATCATGTAGAGGACGAAGAGCGGTCTGAGACCAATAGTCAAGAATCGCAATTACTCGCGTCTTACCTTCTTTGTCGCTGAAGTAGGAAATCTTCCTAATCAGAGACCGTTTCGCTGGGAAGATACGGGACCAGATATCTACTAGGGAGAAACCACCTAGGCGCGGCTCTTTAAGAGCTTCGATGACTTTGCTTAGGCTCTCCCCGCCTACCAGCTTTATATCGCTGAGTAGTTCTGCGGGTAAGAGTGTAAGCTCCGTCACCGAAGTTAAAAGAGCCTGACCTATTGGTCCTCTTTTCGTAGACATATGGAACCGGCGGAACTCTGCAGGAAGGCGGCGGATCCCCAATTTCCGAGCCGCGTGGCGTAGTTCCCGATCCGAGATCGGGTCACTACCACCCCACGGTGAGGTAATTGGTTCCAAGTCTAGTATCGGGGAAAGAACCACCCCTCTTAACCCCGTCAGAAGGGTCAAGAGGAGGCGGATTCCCTGG